CCGGTTTCTTCCTCAATCGTTTCTTCATCTACAATTTCAGTATCTATTTCAACAAATTCGAGTGGCTGAAGCGTTTTAAAGTATAAATTAAGCGTTATTCCGTTAAATGCAAGGATTTTATCAAAGGCGTCTAATAAAAGCTCTTGAAAGGGCCTTATTACCGTGTTATCCATTAATATTGAAGCCGTTTTTAGTTCATCGGCGTTATTACCAAGGCCGGATTGATCCTTAATACCTAAAAGCATTGGCGATACGATACGGTGTGAAACCATTATTTTACGCATACTTTCATCTGATAAGAATTGGTATTGATTATGAGCGTCACTTAGTTGGATCGCTTCAATACTACTTTCTGTATCGGCATTTTCATTAAAACTTAGGATAAAGCGCCCGGCGTTTGAAGATCCGGAATATTTATCTTTAATTGATCTTTCTATTTGGGCCCTTTGTTCCTCATTCGGCACCCCATTGTTAAAATTAATTAACATAGACGGCGCCAAGCCGTTTAATATGTTGTTTAAGTGATAGTTAGCTATTTCTTCTTCAAGTTCTGCATATTGTAAACCACCTTGATAATCAACCGGGCTAAAATAATAATGACCGGCTACATAAGGCCTAACATAAAGTATTTCGATCGCTTCTTTACTTGATCCGAAAGCCGGTATTCTTATTGGCTTGTCAGTCGGTTTAATTGCCGACCAATCCGGGAAATAATAATAAGCTTCAATTTCGCCTTTGTCGTTACATTTCTCCATTGCCAAGGTTTCAACCGGCATATGCTCAACTTGGGCTATATTCTTGCGATCTTTAGAATAAATCACTTGAATTGCGCATTGGCCCATTAGTTTTAGATCGTATGTAAGCTTCCTAACGCATTCTTTATTTAATAACGTTACGGCTTGTGCATATTCGTTTGGGAACAAATTATTGTCAGTTGCATCGATCCCTTTCCCATAAATCATTTGAGAAACCCCGTTTACAATAGCGTTATTAGTTGGCGATCCACTATAACGATCTATAAGGTATTTGAAATACGCATTTTTGTCGCCAAACGTTACCCAATCTTTTTGTTTATTAACTTGAATATCCGGCGAATTGTAATTGTTAAGATTTACAATATTAATTGCGCTTTTAGTTGATTTTTTTTTCATAATAAAATGTAATCATTATTGCCGGTATCGGCTTCCTTATATTGATCTTGGTTGTTATTGTATTTTACCGCTTGGGTTTGGCTTGTTACAAATGCTTTATCCCGGTACACCACATAATCGTTTGCGCTTCGTTTCATTCGCATAGTGTAATATTTTTCGGCCTTTAAATCTCCATTGCTATTGTTTATATCAATTTGGAAAAAATCCCCATTAATCTCAAACACATCGCCATTGCCGAATATAAAAACCTCTTGGGTTTCATCATCAATAAATTCTAAATAATACCCACCAATCCCGTCTACAAAAGCCGGAACGTTAATTTTTGGTAATATCGTTATTGTTGGGGTGTTGTCTGTCGCGTTAACTACTATCATATTGTAATAACGAACAAAACGATAATTTTTGCAATCTGTTCGATAAATTGTACAAAAAAAGGGTGACTAATTAAAGCCACCCCGTTTAAATACTAATTCAAATTATATCTTATGGATTTATTTGTGATGCAGAAACCGTGATACCGGTTGTTGCTAAATCTTGTGATAAAAAGTTAGCCGGTACTAATTCTTGTGCTAACAAGGTTAAAGTATAGCCACTTAAGTCACCCATTCCGGCCCCGGTCACAATCGTACCACCATTCACATCTGCCCCGTGCTCTAAGCCACTTAAAAACAGATTTCCGTTGTTATCCTCAACAATTACGTGCGGTCTTGCTACTGCGATTAATGCAATTTCATCGTGCGTATCTTTGTCAAGTTTCTTAAACGTAAGATTTAATGTTTGATCGTAAAATGTAGTTCCATTTTCTCTTGAAGAATTAATTGTTTGTTCAAAAGAAGATGTTCCTTTTAGATCGTATTTGTAAGCCGTCGGTGTACCGGCGACCGTGTCAATTTCTGCAGAGGTTGAAGCGTTTACATAAGCAATAGCACCTAATGTGCCATAGTCAATAAAATAAACTGCCTTTAGGCCCCCAACCGATTTTTTACAAGGCTCTATTCGGCCCGATGTTAGTAAACAACTCATAGTTTTTCTATTTTTTTAAACAAAAAAGGGTAGGTTATTTTACCCACCCTTTCTTGCTAATTATTATTAATTTTTATGCTCCGTAGTAAACAATATCAGAAGCAACCCCGTATTGTACACCGGCCGTATAACGCATTACAAATCTCACGTTCTTACTCCCGTCAATGTCGGCCATATCAATAAGTTTCACTTCATTATGATCTGAAAGAAGACCGGTTCCGAAATATAAATTTGATTTTTGAGAAGCCACCATTCTGTCGTCTGCTAACCCGTGTGCCGTTACCAAAGTAACCCCATCATAAGATAAAGATCCTCCGTTTTGATACCACATTGTTCCTTGTGTATTAACACCGGAATTGTTTTCTCCGTTTAGGAAAGATCCAAATCCACCTAATGCACGAACATAAGCACGAGCCACATTTTGAGAAATATAAATTTGCATATCTTCTTTGCCGTATAAAGCGCTTGGTATAGCGTCTACCACCTTACCAAGTTCTGCGATAACATTCGATGCAGTCACGGCAGTCGGAACAATCGTTGTTCCTCCGTCAGTACCAAATTGAGCATCAGCAAATAAAGTTGTAAATCCGTCAAATGTTCCGGCCCCGGCCGATCCACTCCAAATATTTTGCTCAACCGCTTGGGCAACATCGGCCCCTACTCTTGCGATAAAGAAATCTGAAAATTTAGGTGGTAAGCTATCGTGAGCGCTGAAACCCATACTTTCTGCTTCCCAATCCGATTGAAATGGTGTTTTACAAAGTTCAAGATTTACTTGCAATTCTTTAGGATCTAAAATTCTTTCTGTTAGATCAACCGATCCCGTTGGTGTAAAGTCACAAGAAGCGTTTGCGATCGCTGATGTATAATCAACTTTCTTGATAACCTCTTTGTCTTTTACATTCGGTTTGATTGAAATCAATCCTTGTGATAAAGTAGCCCCGGAAAGTAATGCACTCCCGATGTACTCACCGGCAAATTCTCCGGCGTATGTAGTTGTAATGTTTGTTGTAGTTGCCATAACTAATTTCTATTTATTTAATTTTTAATTTTTGATATTTTTTCCAATACAAGATCGAAAGTCGTTTTTTTGCGATTTTGAGCAAATTTAAAATTTCTCGTTTTTTCTGTTGAAGCTTCCGGGTTGTGTTTAATTGGTGCTGACGCCGGTTTGCTTAATTCTGCTTTTAACTCGGCCGTTTCGCTACTCAATTCTTCCTCAACTTCTTCTTCCTTAACTTCTTCTTCAACTTTTTCTTCTTCATCTTCCGGGCGTAAATCATCGATCATTTTTTTGATCTCTTGTAAAGCCATTTCAAATTCATCACGGCTTACATAACCCATTTCTTTTTCTTCTTCTTCGGTTTCTACTTCTTCTTCAACCTCGTCAGAAACTTCTTCTAAGGAAGCAATTACACCGTCTTTTTCTACTGAAAGGGTAAACCCGTTTTCCATTTTATAGGATCCAATAGGTAAAGCTACTTTTTCATCATCTGTAACGATAAAAACCGGTTGATCGGCTTCAAACTTGTCAGCTTCTAAAATTGTGCCGTTTTCTAATTTCATTTGTTCTAATTTTGTTTCCAATCCTAACAATGCTCGGACTGAATTTAAAGTATCAGTTGCACTCATAATTTAATTTTTATATTTAACGAATTATTTATTTGATTTTGCGTTTAAGCGATT